ACCCTGAATTTATCCAAAACTAATAGTATTTATCTTTACTAACAGAAGGAAAATTATGGCGACAAACAAAAATTTTGAGTATCTAGGAAACACATTCCAATTACAATTACTTAATCAAATTATTTTAGATAAAGATTTTTCACATTCAATTATTGATGTGATTGAAAACAATTATTTTGAAAATAAATACTTTAAAATAATTACCCAAATGATCAGAGAGTATTATACAAAATATGATCACACACCATCATTTGAGACACTAGAACAGATTACTAAATCTGAATTACAACAAGAGATTGCATCCAAGATAGTATTGGATACAATTAAGAAAATTAAGGACGCACCTATTGATGGTGTAGCTTTTGTACAGGAAAAGGCGTTAAAATTCTGTAAACAACAGGAACTTCAAAAGGTTATGACCAAAGCTCAAAAAATCATTGATGGTGGTGAATTTGAGAACTATGATGCCCTTGAGGAAATGGTTAGAGGAGCTTTACAAGTAGGAGCTAAAGACACAAGTTCAATGGATGTCTTCTCCAATATTGATCAAGTCCTTGATGAAGACTACAGACACCCAATTCCAATGGGAATACCTGGTATTGATAGACTACTTAAAGGTGGTTTGGCTAAAGGTGAGATTGGGGTTATATTGGCACCAACGGGTGTGGGTAAATCTACAATCTTAACTAAAATCGCTAACCACGCATTTAACTTAGGAAACAACGTACTTCAGATCTTTTTTGAAGATAACCCAAAGGTGATTCAAAGAAAACATTATACACTTTGGACTAAGGTTCACCCTGATGAATTGTCAGAAAAAAGAGACGAAGTTATCAAAAAGGTTAAAGATATTGAGGAATCTATGCCAAATAAGTTAATTATGAATAAGTTACCATCTGATACGGTAACTATGTCACAAATTAAGAATCAGATTAGAAAGATGGTGGCAGATGGTAATAAGATTGATATGGTATTACTTGATTACATTGACTGTGTTGTTCCTGATAAGAATTTAGGGGATGAATGGAAGAGTGAAGGATCTGTAATGAGAGCATTTGAAGCTATGTGTCACGAAATGGATTTAGTTGGATGGACCGCAACACAAGGTAATAGAAGTTCTATTTCTTCTGAGGTTGTAACAACTGATCAAATGGGTGGATCAATTAAAAAGGCACAAGTTGGTCACGTTATTATTACGGTTGCAAAAACACTTCAACAGAAAGAAATGAAATTAGCAACAATAGCAATTACAAAATCAAGGGTTGGTGATGACGGAGTTGTATTTGAGAATTGTAAATTTGATAATGCGATGTTAGACATTGACACCGATAGTTCTATGACTTTCTTAGGGTTGGAAGAACAAAAAGAAGAAAAACAACGAATGAGAGTTAAAGAGTTGTTAGAAAAAAGACAACAAAGACAAAAAGACGAAACAAAAACTAATTAATTTTAATAAAAAAAATGGAAAAAATATTAAAGGAAAACCCTAACAGGTTTGTTATCTTCCCTATAGAACACAATGACATATGGGAATACTACAAAATGCATCAGGCGGCGTTTTGGACGGCAGAAGAAGTAGATTTAACGAATGATATTCGTGATTGGGAAAAATTAACAGATAATGAAAAATTCTTTGTAAAGAATGTATTATCATTTTTTGCAGCTTCTGATGGGATTGTAAATGAAAATTTGGCGGAGAACTTTTATCGTGAAGTACAATATCCTGAGGCTAAGTTTTTCTACGGATTTCAGTTGGCGATGGAGAATATTCACTCATTAATGTATTCGTTATTGATTGATACATACATTAGTAATCCAAAAGAAAAAGATGAGTGTTTTAATGCAATTGAGAACCTACCAGCGGTTAAGAAAAAAGCTACATGGGCTCTTGATTGGATTGATAATGGATCTTTCCAAGAAAGATTGGTGGCATTTGCTGCGGTTGAGGGTATATTCTTTTCAGGATCATTCTGTTCAATATTTTGGATGAAATCAAGAGGAATAATGCAAGGGTTATGTAATGCAAATACACTTATCTTTAAAGATGAAAACTTACATTGTGATTTTGCAATTCACTTATTGAACAACCATTGTGAGGAAAAACCATCTGAAAAAAGAATTAAAGAGATTTTGTTATCGGCTTTAGAAATTGAAAAAGAATTCATTACCGAGTCATTACCTGTATCATTGATTGGAATGAACTCAAACTTGATGAAACAATATTTGGAGTTTGTTGTTGATGGTCTTTTAGTTAAATTTGGATGTAGTAAAGAATTTAATGTTGAACAACCATTTAAATTCATGGAACAAATTGCAGTTGAAACAAAAGGTAATTTCTTTGAATCAAGAACAATGGAATACCAAAAAGCAAAATTGAACGAAACGATTACGTTTGAAGAAGATTTTTAAATATTAAAAAATTATGATGTCACTTAAAATATTAAAACGAGATGGGGATAATGTAACGTTTAACCCACAGAAAATTTACAACCGTGTTAAAAAAGCAGCAAAAGGATTGAATGTTAATTCAGATGAGATTTTTATTAAGGTTATTACTTCAGTACCAACTGAGGGTGTAATAACAACAAAAGAATTAGATAAGTTAGTTTATGAGATTGCGGCATCTTACACTGGTAGTCACCACGATTACTCAAGATTAGCGTCTTCAGTTGCAATTTCTTCATACCATAAAGAAACCAATCCAAGTTTTTCAGAAACTATGAATTTGTTATTTGGTGATGGTATCATCAATGAAAAATTGATTGAGACCATTAAAGAATATGGTGAGGATAGTATTGATGAGGTAATTAATCACGATAATGATTATAATTTTGATTACTTTGCTTGGAGATCTTTACAAGAAATGTACTTGTTAAAAAGACCTAATGGTGTTGTAGTTGAAAGACCACAACATATGTATATGAGGGTCGCATTATGGGTTACAGATAACTTTGTGGAGGCGGTTGAGTACTACAAATCATTATCAAATCAACTTATCTCTAAGGCAACACCAATTATGATTAATGCGGGTACAAAGGTACCTCAATTAGCATCTTGTGTTTTACACTATAATAATTCAGATTCAAGAAGTGGATTGTTAAATACATTAACGGATATATCAACTTATTCTTCAGACGCTGCAGGAATTGGACTATCAATAACTAACATTAGAAGTAAAGAAAGTAGAATATCAAGTTCAGGTGGTTATGCGGGTGGTTTATTAAAATACCTTAAAATAGTTAATGAATCTTTACGTTTCTTTAACCAACAAGGTCGTAGACCAGGGTCAGCGGCAATTTATCTTGAACCTTGGCATAAAGATATTTTTGATTTATTGGAAATTAAAAAGAACACAGGTGCTGAAGAATTGAGAGCTAGAGATTTGTTTACGGCACTTTGGATTCCTGATAATTTCATGAGAGCGGTAAAAGACAATACTGAATGGTATTTATTCTGTCCTAACGATATTATTACTGCAGGTATCAAACCATTACAAGAATCATTTGGTGATGAGTATGAAGAAAATTACAATAAAGCGGTTTCTTTAGGGTTGGGTAAAAAAGTTAAGGCTCAAGACATTTGGTCTAAAATTATTGAATCACAAGTTGAAAGTGGTGTTCCTTATTTATGTTCTAAAGATAGTGCAAACAGAAAGACTAACCACCAAAACATCGGTGTGATCAAACAATCTAATCTTTGTAATGAGATTTATCAGTACACAGATGAAGAAACAACGGCTATCTGTACGTTATCTTCAATAGTACTTAAAAACTTTATCGCTAATGGTAAATTTGATTTCCAATTGTTGTTTAATGAAGTAAGAAAAGTAGTTAGAACTTTAAATAAAGTTGTAAATATTAATAATTACTCAACACAAAAAGGATTAAAAGGTGGTTTAGAACAACGTGCAATTGCTATCGGAACACAAGGTTTGGCTGACGTATTTTACTTACTTGACTTAATCTTTACAGACGAAGAAGCAAAAATCTTGAACAAACAAATTTTTGAAACCATCTATTACGGAGCGGTATACGAAAGTAATGAGTTATGTAAAAATGGTAAACACGAACCATACAAACACTTCAAGGGATCACCTATGTCTAAAGGTATTTTCCAATTTGATATGTGGGATTTGAATGAAAATGATTTGTCAGGATATTGGGATTGGAATAAATTAAAAGAAGATGTTAAAGAGTATGGGGTATGTAACTCATTATTCACGGCACAAATGCCTGTTGCATCTTCCGCTAAAATTACAGGATCATTTGAGATGACTGAACCGGCTCACTCAGCATTGTTTAACAGAAGAGTTGTTGGTGGTGAAATTATGATTGTGAATAAATACTTAATTTCTGACTTTGAGAAAATTGGTATATGGTCTGAAGATTTGAAAAATGAAATTATTATGAATGAGGGTTCAATCCAAAACATTAATTTCAATAACTACTTAGATCCTGAAGACAAACATTATAATAAGAAAGTTAAAAGAATTGAGCATTTAATCCCTAAGTACAAAACTATTTGGGAGATCTCACAAAAAGAACTTATCAACATGGCGGCAGACAGAGCACCATTTATTGATCAATCACAATCAATGAATATCTATATGTCAAACCCAACATTGTCTAAGATTACCTCATCACACTTCCACTCTTGGGAGAAAGGTTTGAAAACACTTTGTTACTACGTTAGAACAAAGGCAATTTCAACAGGAGCGAAACACTTAGCATTGGATATGACAAAAAGAGAACCAATTAAAAAAGTAGAAACACCTAAAGTAGATTTTTCAAATATGGATTTACCACAAAAACCTGATAGTTCAGAGTTTGAATGTTTCGGATGTTCATCTTAGTATGAATCTTATATTACAATGGGAAATCACGGCTTAGGTCGTGATTTTTTATTTTATATGTATTTATTCAAAACACATAGATACTATATTTATAAGATATGGCAAATGGAATAACATATGGGGTAAATTTTCCTTTTAGGGAATCTTACGTTGGTAAATATTTAGATGTTTCTGATACAACTGAAGAGGAAGTAAGAAGTAATTTAATTCATTTATTATTAACTAAAAAAGGATATAGATATTATCTTCCTGATTTTGGAACAAGATTGTATGAATATATTTTTGAACCTCTTGATGGGCCTACATTTAGTGAAATTGAAGGCGAAATTAGGGATTCTGTTGAAAAATATATGCCTGGTGTACAGATAACAAATATTTCAATAACCGACGCTTCTTTAGGTGAAGAAGATAAGGGTACTTTTATTAATCCTGACGGAGAAAGAGAATTTAAAGTACAAGGTATAAGTGAAAAAGAACATACCGCAAAAATTAAAATAGACTATAAGGTCACAAATCAAGCCTTTGAAAGTAGTGATTTTGTTATTATCAATATTTAATAGTATATGGCTGAGAAAAAAATATCATACACGACTAGAGATTTCCAAGGAATAAGAACTGAGTTAATTAACTTTACCCGTACTTATTATCCTGATTTAGTACAGAACTTTAACGATGCTGGGGTTTTCTCAGTAATGTTAGATTTAAATGCTGCCGTTACGGACAACCTACAATTTAATATTGATAGGAGTATTCAAGAAACGGTATTACAATATGCTCAACAAAAATCTTCAGTTTATAATATCGCTAAGACTTACGGGTTAAAAATTCCGGGTCAAAGACCTTCGGTGGCATTAGTAGATTTCTCAATAACGGTTCCCGCATTTGGTGATAGAGAAGATTTAAGATATTGTGGTATTCTAAGAAGAGGATCACAAGTAAGTGGTGCTGGTCAACCATTTGAAACCGTTTATGATATTGATTTTGCTTCAGCAATAAATTCTGAAGGAACATTAAATAGATTAAAGATACCTAACTTTGATGCTAATGGTAAAATATTAAATTACAACATTGTAAAAAGGGAAGTTGTTGTAAACGGATTTACAAAAGTATTCAAACGAGTTATTACACCAAACGATGTAAAACCATTCTTTGAATTATTCTTACCTGAAAAAAATGTTTTAGGTATAACAAGTGTCCTTTTAAAAGATGGGACTCAATTTAATACAATTCCAAATCCACAGGACTTTTTAGGGTTAAACGATAGATGGTATGAAGTTAAGGCACTTGCTGAAGACAGAGTATTCATTGAAGACCCAACTAAGGTTTCTGATCAACCTGGTACTAAGGTTGGTAAGTATATTTTAACTAACACTAAATTTACATCTGAGTATACACCTGAAGGTTATTTAAAAATGACATTTGGTGGTGGTAATGTTTCTGCTGAAGAACAACTTAGAGATTTTGCAAGATCAGGTAAAGGATTTGATTTAAATAAATATTCTAATAATTTAGCTTTAGGTGCGGCTCTTAAGTCAAACACAACATTGTTTATACAATATAGAGTTGGTGGTGGACAAGCAACTAATTTAGGTGTTAATGTAATCAATCAAATTGGTACGGTTTCATTCTTTGTTAATGGTCCATCGGAAAGTATTAACAGATCTGTTATTAATACATTGAAATGTAATAACGTTACTGCGGCGATTGGAGGGGCAAACGCACCAACACTTGAAGAAGTAAGAAATATGGTATCCTATAACTTCTCAGCACAAAACAGAGCGGTTACAATAAATGACTACGAATCAATTATTAGAACAATGCCATCTCAGTTCGGAGCACCTGCAAAAGTTGCAATTACTGAAGAGAATAATATGATAAAGATAAAAATGTTATCTTATGATACAAGTGGTAATTTAACTGACACGGTTTCTAATACATTAAAAAGTAATGTTGCAAACTACCTATCAAATTATAGGATGATTAACGACTACATTTCAATAGAAAGTGCAAACCCAATTGATTTGGCGGTTAATGTTGATGTTGTATTAGATGCTAGTCAAAACCAAGGTGCGGTTGTGTCTAAAATAATTGATATTATTTCAACATACTTTAGTCCTACAACAAGACAATTAGGTCAAAATGTTGTGGTATCTGAATTAAGAAGATTAATCCAAGCGGAAAATGGGATAATAAGTATTTCTGATATGGAATTCTTTAATAAAGTTGGGGGACAATACTCGTCAAATCAAACATCTCAAAAATATTCAGATCCGGCAACTAAACAAATTCAATTAATTGCTGATACAATTTTTGCTGAACCTACTCAAATCTACCAAATTAGATTTCCTAACAAAGATATCAATGTTAGGGTCATTAATTTAAGTACGGTTAATTTTTCCTAATAATTTATTTTTTTTTAATTAGAACTATTTTTTGAAAATAGGAAATAAACTATTTATCAAAAAAGACTTTAATGCCAAAATCATATAGAATAAGGACTCAAGTAGGAGTTGACAAATACATCAATGTAAAATTAGACCAAGATTTTGATTTTTTAGAGATCCTATCTTTAAAAATAAATCAATCAGACCTTTATACAAAGGTGTGTTCTGACTATGGGGTTGTAGTTGGTAGAGTTCTTGTAAATGGTGGTTTTGGGTTACCAAATGCAAAAGTATCCATATTCATACCATTATCTAGTGAAGATGAATTAAATCCCACAATATCTGAATTATATCCATATAAAACATTATCAGATAATAATGAGTTAGGGTATAGATATAATTTACTACCTCATGATCCATCATATAGTATTCATGCTGCAACAGGGACATTTCCAAATAGAGAAGAAGTTTTAACAGACCAAACATATATTGAAGTTTATGACAAATATTACAAATATACCGTAAAAACAAACGATAGTGGTGACTATATGATTTTTGGGGTTCCAATTGGGACTCAAACCGTTTTTATGGATGTTGATTTATCGGATATTGGATGTTTTTCATTAACACCACAAGATTTAATTAATGCGGGTCAAGCAACTCAAACACAAGTTAATGGATCAACATTCAAATCTTCAACAAATTTAAGTGAATTACCACAGATAAAAACAGTAAATAGAAACGTTGATATATCACCTCTTTGGGGTCAAGAAGACATTTGTCAAATAGGTATTACAAGAGTTGATTTTGATTTAACTGCCGAAGCAAACGTAACTATTAATCCTACCGCTATTTTCCTTGGATCTATTATTTCTACAACTAATGAAGATTCACTTAAAACAACTTGTAAACCAAAAAATAATACAGGAAATTTATGTGAATTAATTGCGGGGCCTGGACAAATATTAGCTATTAGACAAACAATATACCCTGATAAAAATAATTTTCCACTTCTTGAACAATATAAATTTGAACAAGATGGTAAAATTATAGATGGTGACGGATCTTTTTTGGCAAATGTTCCGATGAATTTGGATTATATTATTACAAATGAATTTGGAGAACAAGTAATTTCAAATGACCCAACAAAAGGTATCCCAACAAAGGGAAGATATAGATTTAAATTTAAATGGAGTAATGAAGGTGGGTTACAGAATGATTTTCAAAGAGCAAATTTTTTAGTTCCAAATATTAAAGAACATGGTTGGACTAACACTACAGACCCACTTGACCCTACTTCCAAAACACCATTTTTAATTATAATGCCATCAACATTTCCTGTTAATCCACCACAATATACAGGATCAACAACGGTAGCCTTAGATGGTGGGTTAACTTTTGATAATTCTGTTAACACTAAAATTTTCACTATCTATATTGATAATGGTAGTGGACCTGAACCTTATTATGGTGATATAAGTGTAATACCTGTAAATGCTGGTGATATTGTTTTAGTAGTTTCAGAACCATTAGATAACACACAACAACAAGAAGTTAATTTTACTTTTTATCCTAAAGGTTATTTTGATTTATTAAGATCATATACTTTTAGTTTAGATTGGGATGATTATGTTGATCCAGTTTCAGCAATTAATTGTGAGGATACATTTTATGAAATGAACTACAATAAAGTTTATACTACGGCAATGTTCCTTGACAGATACAAAAATGGGGTTGGAAGAGGAAGACACTTAGGTATTAAAGAAATTGATAATAGAGCTTGTAAATCAACGGTAAATACATTTCCATCTAACGACATTATTAAAAATTTTGACGCTATATTTTTTGTTTTTAATGTCTTTATGAGTATTTTGGCATACCCATTAATAGTATTGTTATTTGTTGCTCACTTTATCGCATGGATGTGGCCGGTATTAAAGTGGTTATTAATCATTTTAGGGATATATTTCCTTTATGATGCAATATCGGAAATGATTGATTGGATTAACTCGTTAATTGAGTTATTTGCTTTTTCGCCTTTAGGTGGTCCTGTAATTAATTTAGGTCTGATTTTAAGAATTGCGGCAAAGGCAATATCGTTTTTATTTAGAATCGCTTTTGCGATTGCATTCATTGCTTTTACAATAAAATACCTTACTAGGATAAAAAATTTCCCAAGAATAGGTCTACCTATGATGTCTTATCCTGAATGTTCAAGTTGCGATTGTGATTGCGGACCTGCAACTTTGGATGATGATATTGATCAAAATTCTGTTAATGATGCAATTGCTTCAGAGCAATCAACTAATAATCAACAAGAACTTGGTCAAGCTAAAGGATTTTTGGCTCCGGTTAATATGCCAAGTGCATATGAGGTTCAACATCCTAATGCCCAAAACAATCCTATTGAGGATGCAATGGAAAGAAATGATGGTCCGTTTTGGGGGGGAGATTGTCTTGATAGTGCAACAAGCGGATGTTTAAATTGTGGAATACCATCGTTAAGTACTGCGGCAATGAAACAAGATATTACACCTCAGGTTGCCGGAAGAGGTATTGCTGACTATAATAGAATTTTTTCGGGTTATGATATATTAAGTTCAACTGGAACGGTAAATGTGGATATGGTTTTTGGTAATGAATTTGCTTTGTATCACGCACCACAACCATTCCTATTTGCAGCTTGGGATAATAGTGGTAAAGACCCAAGAAATTGGGCTTTCCCTAAAAGTGCAACTTTTCCGCAAAGATTAAATGAATTTAACACAAGAGATAAATATTTTGATTCTTATGGTGGTGCAAATAGAATAAAAAGTTTTGTTAACCCATCTTTAAATGGTAATACTTTTTTTGAAGATCAAGTAATAGTTCTTTTAGCTAATCCGGGAACTAAAGATCAAATGCAAGTTGGTAAACCAATTAGTTTTAATGACCCAACAAAATCCAATGGAAATGTTAATATTACGGGAGCTACATTAAATGAATTAGGTAATAACTCAATTACGGGTACAACAACAACAGGTCAAACACCAATATTCGTTACTTATGCGAACCCTTCAAGTATTACTAGTACGGCACCTATTACAAAACCTTTTATAATTACCCAACCTGCAATTTCAAACATTCCGTCATCAATTCCTGGTGATGAAGTTGGGAATCTTCAATACCCTACCGATGTGGAGTATTATCAGATGATAACAGGTATGACCGTTTCTGAATTTCTGACAATGTGTGGTACTAACTCAGGTACTTTTCCTACTAGTTTTTTAAAACATATAATTCATTTTGACTATTGTTGTAATGGTAATTATAAAGATTATACTGCTGGAGAGTGTTTAACTCAAATGACTAACTATACAGATTTTGAAATTATTATACTTAATAGAGGGGTTGACGTACATACCGCAACACAAAAAATAAAATACGATTTATCAAGAATATTTGGTAAATCTTATGGTAATGTTATAACACCTGAGGGAGATTATTTTTTAAATGTTCCTATACGACCATCAGGATTAAAACCATCAAGTCATAACACCACAACAAACTCAGCGACCAATCTTTATTCCCCATCATATAACTTTGATATAGGACCTGCGAATGGAGCAAATCCTAACTATACTGCGTTTACTTCAAACTATCCTTATTATTATTTATCTACGGATGATCTTAGTGTTGCCGATTACCAACCAGTTAGTGGATGGAAATTTATTGGAGATTCTTTTTTAACTAATACTCCAAGAACGATATTACAATCAAGTTTCTATACGATACCAAGTTATACACCAAACTACATTGGAGGTGGTACATTTTTAGGGAAACAAAGTAACGCTGGTTACCCTAGTTGTAATAATAATAGTGTAAATGCAGAAACTCCTGATAATGGAAAACCAGCTAAGGGTGAACTAGGTGATGTACCATCAAACCAATTATCTGCGTTATATTCACCGGCATATTATAGATATACATTACCTGGTGTTAATTTTAACGATAAGACTAAAATGGTTATGAGAAGTGACCGACTACCGACATCCACAAAAACTGAAGATGGTGCAGGATCAAGAACAGGTTTCGCGGCACACCAAAATAATAATTTTACATTTTATACTGCCGATGGTAGTGAAGGTCAAGCAGGTACAGGTCTTTCAGTTGAGATAACGGGAGAACAATATGATAGTCCTACACAAACTTTTGATTGTGAAACTATGGTGTCATTACAATGTTATCAGGGATCTGGTAATAATGTGTCTATTATACCTCCAAATCAATGTATTGTTCCGGAAGGTAGAGTTAAAGGTGGTTGTTATTGTCTATTAAATAAAAAATATTTAACTGAATATAGTGAAGATGTTGCATTATTTTTAGAATGGAAAACAAGATTTACAATTACCTTTGCCGCTTGTCGTGGTATATTTGCGCAAGTATTCCAAAACAATTGGATAAATGGAACATTATATATGTTCTCATTTAATAAAACCACAACATATGCGGCCTTGTCTACTATACCAACATATAATTTTTGTGATGATGTTATTGTTTTTAATGAATTAACTAATGGTTTCTATTATAGATGTTCACCATGGAAACAAAGTACACAACAATTTATTGGTAAAGATAAACCTTTGGTTAATCCAAACTGGCCATCATCAATAGTTACTGGATATCCTGGATTAGGTTATAATGAAAAACAAATCCAATTTCCAACAACAATTGCAGATTTAGGGCCTAGAGATGAGTTTATTACTGAGATATGTAATAGTTCAAATTTTAATAGTTACATAGTTGATCAAGTTAAATCTACTTCTTATCAAGATACATCAGATATAATCCAAATTGGATTTTTATCTAGATTATTAAATGATACATTTAGACAGTCAATCTTACCTATAACGGTAGGTGGGGGTACTACCGAAGGTAAGGGTATTATTCAATTCTTTAATAGTAATAGAAAGGCGGATAGAATAGATGGTGATTTTGCTCAAGCTCTATCAATAAACTCTGAATGGAAAATTAACCCATTTATTTTTGAAAATTACCCTAATCCAAACTCTATATATTTTGGTGATGATAACTCATCACCACCAAGACCTGTATTTGGAATATTCTTTGAAACCCCAACTGATGAATATAAATATAGAAGAAGGTTTACTCCTGGTGTTGAAACATATAGTCAATCACCATTAATACAAGATTACTATGGTTTTCCAAAGACACAAGATGTTCCTCATTATCAATGGAAGATAGAAACATCACCAAATATATTTGGGTCTGAAAATAATAATTGGTATACGTATTCACCTTTCTTTCATAAAGGGTATCAAAACTTAGATTTTAATATTGACCCATATTTTCAATCATCAACCACAAAATTAGGTATGATTACCAATTTTGATGTTAATGGTAATCCATTACCAACACCACAAGTTGTAAATAAAGTTTTAGTTGGGGCTCCATTCCATTTTTATTTTGGTTTAAATAATGGTAAAACCGCTATTAATAAATTTATTAAATTATATGTAACAGACGAAGGATAAAATGATAGACAACTCAACAAATATTGTATTAGGTAGTTTAAGATATAAAGGATCAAGTGATACCAATCTTTTTATTGATCTTCCATTGGAGCAAACTGAAAAAGAAATTGTTGAATTTGATAGAAACGTTGATTTAAGTTTACAACAGGTTTTTGATGATGAAAGACAATCATCAACAATTTTTAGACCTGTTACCAAATACTCATTTATATTTAAAAATGAATACACTGGGTCAACAACTTATGTACCATTTAGAAATAATTTGTATTATACAAATGCAATTAATAACGCAATATCTTACGCCACAAATCCTAATACCCCTTGGGAAGGTTACCCCCAATATTCTGAATTTGATTTTATTAGAGTTGATAATAATGTGGTAGGATATACTCAACCACCAAATAACCACGTAACATTTATAAATAAAAGTGCCTCAACTTATAATTGGACTCATTATATGAGTTATGCGTATGGTAATGATTATACAAAACAATTATCTGCGATTGATAGTGAAACTACCGCATCTTGGTTTTGGATGGCGTCAGATGGTATACCATTTGTGATAATATCAGGTAGTGATGACAATGGTAATTATATTATGTTTAAATGTCCTATGAAACATGGGTTACTAACGGGAGAATTTGTTGAATTACCATTTAATTATAATGGTGAAACTATTTTCCAAGTTAATGGACTTGGTGATGATGGGTTTGGTAGTGAAGAATATATTTTTAAAATTTATAATGTTGGTTTTACTGGTACAACGTTCCAAAATGGGGTCTCAAGTACATTTAAACGTATAATTAATAAAAGTAATAGTGGGGAAACAATGTCAGAATATTATGTTAGGAAACATAAAATTTTAACTAACTCAGAATGTGCTTTATTAATAAAGGCGGGATTTGAACAAAATATATTTGAATCAAAATCAAAATTTGAAAAAGATGTTATAACACCAAATAATACAAATAGGACTTCAGTTAAAGAAGGTAATCAATCATATACTTTATCGTTTAATTGTGATATTGATATTAATCCATTACGTGATAATCAAAATAGACCCATATCTGAATTGTATTTTACTACAATATGGAAAGGTTATTTTGGATGGACTAAAGGTATGAAACAAGGGTGGGAATTTAATCAACCATTAGATAATGGTTTACCAAATTCTTGGTGGGATCAAAGTAATTTTCTTTCAAATACAAACATAACAGAAGGTCAATATAATTCAAATACATTACCACCTGTTGGCCCGTTTTACTATAATGAAGATTTAGTGACTGGAGACACTATTGATGGGGATTTTTGTGAATGGAATGATTACGAACAAACGGAGAGAGTAATTTCAAAGTATAATAATAAGATAATTTTTAATGATTTAAAATTTAATGTTGAAACTGATGCTCAACCATCTAATGAATTTGGGTATTATTATTACCCCCATAGTCCAATTGTTATAAGAGAATATTCTGAATATATTGAAGAAGCCGACTCTAATTTAATATTAGATATTCCTGACTATGCATTTTATTCTAATTTATCAAATAGTTTCAGATGGAGAGATCTATATACTTATGGTTATATAGATACTAATGGTGTTGGTGTTAACTATCCATTTATGAATGGTAAACATTACCCATATGTTAATACTATTTTTAGATTAACACCAGAAGGAATAGGAGTACAAAACATAAACGTTATTGCAGAACCTATAGTTGATGAGTGTGAATAAAATTAAAATAATAAGACCAACCACAGATAATTATGTGGATATTCCCATTGAAATGAAATGGGATTTTGCTGGTCATGACGATAGTATTTCGGAATACCAAAAAGATATCGTTAAGGAAATTATTGGATCACCAAATGACTTTGAGGTTAGTCGTTTTTCACATAATTCCAATAGGAATGAAGAAACGGATATTAATTATGAATTTTATTTTTATGATAATGTATCACCAATAACCGCAAATACAATTAATCAAACAAATTGGGGTATATCTTATATAAATGAAGGTTTTACAAACGATGAGGTATACTACTATACTAAACCTTTTACTAAATCATTCTTTAAGTTGGATTTTTATGATACTACTGATGAAAAAACCCAACAAATTTATTTCACAATAATATTACCTGTACAACAAGGTGAATTTATGAGTGTGAATTTAAATGTGTTATTTCCAAATGTAGATATTAGAAAACCTAAATTCAAATTGGATTATATTGGAGATAAAGAAGGGTTTTTCATTTATTGGTTAAGGGAAAGAAATTTCTATGATATAAATCAATTTTATATGTCCTCTAAATTTTTTGATGCAAAATTAGGTGTGTATGTTGTAATGACTAATACACCACAACCATTAATAACCCCAAATAAGTTTAATTTTTTACCCCAAGACTATTTTTATTACAAAGTAAACTTAGATTATAATAACAAGACATATGAAGTGTCATCTACCTCAACAACATTAAGAGTTGGTGAGGCATTGACACCAATAAAATGGTATGAATACGTAAACCCATAATGGAAGAACAAAAATATTACTTTAAAATATCTCCCGAAAACATTTACGGAGATCTTAGATTGGTTCAGTACACAGGTGATACCGATATGTATGACATGACTGATCCTTGTTGTCCTATATTAACGGGGGAAACAAGTGTAACTGGTCTTGATAATATTGGAGTTTATACCGGTATGACTTATGTGTTGTCGGGTGGTACAAACGGTGATTCACTTTTAACGGGATTAACTATATCATTATTATTTACTGAAACCGCAGTTGATATGGGGTATTATTCGGTTTTTGATGGTGCGGTTTTACAAAAAGATGTAATTAATAACTTTTTATTTTCGGGAACCACGGGTAGTCCTTATACGTATTCTTTTTATAATACTTCGGACACCGAATTTATAAAATTCTTATCGTTAGTGACATATGTTGTTGATTGGGGTGACGGATCACCAAAAGTAACACTCACAAATACTTCACCAATTTCACATAATTACCCAACCTCAAATAGTGAGTATCATATAACTATGACCGCAACATCACCATGGGGTATTTCAAAAATAACTAAAACAATTACTACACCATTTGATGATGTTATAATATCAAACCCTAATGGTACTGCAACATTTACACCGGCTGGCGGTAATTGGACAGGAACATCATTCAATTATGATTACATTTTTAGTGGGGATTCAAATACAGATATAAATGATTTCTTCAGTTACAATTATACAACCATACCATTCTTAATAACGGGATATACGGAATCAACAATAAATGATTTAGCACAATATGGACCAAAGGGTAATCTTTATGGTGGTAAATTTAAGGTAGGGGTTCAGGTAACGGGAACTACAGGTAGTGTTGGTACTGTATGGGGTCCTGATCCAAATGGATTATATACCGCATATACAATAAATCAAATTGATTATTTTGATTACGAAGATTTTACACTTTTTATGGTGTATTCATCGGGATTTACTCAAAATGATTTAATAATGACTGGTTTAACTAAAAACGAAGCATTAATAAATGTTATTGATCAACCTGAGGTTCAAACTAATGTTTTTATTGAAAGAGGTAAAAACTCTGCCTTAGAATATATTGAAAGGATGGGTGAGGTTGATAATGTTGGGGACTTAGAAAAATATGGGTATGGATTTTTTAATGTCAAAAAAGACCTTAGTTAAGTATTTATTAGGTAAGGAAAAATAAACTAAATATAAATTAAATTCTTGTGGCTACAGGTAATTACGGAACAATAAGAAGTGCGGACGTTAGTCCTGATGACGTAGAGATCATCTTGAATTATACTCCATCAAGGGATGAAACAGATAACTTTGTTTTAACTAAATTAGATGCAAAATCTATTTTAAGACCATATTTTCACAATGCAACAACTGGTGGTAATTCAGGTGTTGAAATTTTAGGTGGTTTATATAACTTAAAATTACCAGCCGATCAATTTAATAAATTGGGTATATATACATTGTATATTAGACCGGCAGAAATTAGAACTAAAATAACAGATTGTGGTGTTCTATCTTCATTACCTAATGTTAAAGGTATTGTGGTTGACTTAAATAATGTTCCATCACAATATAGAAATAAATTTGTTAATCAAGGTTTAATTGGTTTTAGGGTTGAATACTTAAATTCTGACGGAACTAAAATTCCTAATTTCTTTAGAATTATAACCTCATCATTTTATTGTGAACCTGTTGTGCAAAATTTAACAAATACATCACAAAAGGCTATTAGATATAGATATGTGGAAAGTACATCAAACTTACTTTTCTGCACACTTTCACCATCATCTTCTCCAACTAATAAACCAAGTGCAACACCATTTATTGGTCAACCTGATCAGAATATTATTATAACTAATACATTTTTTAATCCTATAACTACAGAAGTTGAAATCGTAGAACACGATATATCAACATTGGCAATTGCCCTTTATGGTAATCAAACCAAATCTATTGATGATGGTATTTACACAATCTACGATAGTGCTAATAACATTTACAAACAATACAACTTATTTGAAGTACGTGATCAATTTAATGAATTATTATATGAGGTTAGACAAGATAGAAATAACAATATTGATTTTAGTAAAAGTTTTAACAACATAGTATAAAAATGGCGGTAAAAAAATATACTTGTCCACCACAGTCCCCAAGCGGTCAAGGGACATTTTCTGACAACTTAGTTGGTTTACAACTTGTTGATGGTGGTGGTTTTACGCAAGCGAATTTTGAATTTACCACATCAATTACCGAAAAACAAAATAGAAACTTTTCAATAGGGGCATTTTCAGAACCTATATCTTTAGATACGTTAAATATTGAAAGTGTTACCGAATCAAGAGTAATACAAGCGAATAACTTTAAAGTTTATCCTAATTTTGATTTATCTCAAGTTACTAACTTTACATTATATGGTTCTTTAGTTAAAAGAATATCTACTTCTATTTTACATATTATTAATTTCTTTCCTGGAGCATTAGAAATTACATCAGTTTTACCAAATTATACTACAAGTGAAACTGCTACAAACATTCTATATGATGCGGTTGAGGATGAAACAACATTTGATGTCTATATAAGTTCTTTAAGAAACCCATTTGATATTGATTATAGTTCAAATGCCAATAGAAATTTTGAACTACTTGAAATTGAAGTTTCATCTTTAAGGAATTTTACGGTAAATTACCCAAAATATTCATTGTTTATAAATGGTAGTGAATATCCTTTTATATTCTTTAGTCCTTCTAATAATACATCCACTACATTAAGTTTTGTTGTTAAAGGTAACCCATTCTCAGGTAATTCCATATCTTATGATTCGTTAGTTATTAGACCTAATGATATATACGTCAATAAAACATTCAATGAAGCGATGGATGAGGTTGAACAATTTTTGTTAAACAGGTCTATTACTCCGATATATACATCAACATTTACAGTTCCAAAAGAAAATGAAGATGGAACAATTTATTTAACAACCCAAGCAATCACATTTCCTAAAAATGGTCAATGGAATTTAGATATATCATCATTAGCGTTTGATAACTATCTTACTACTTTAAATGAATTTGCCGCTAATTTAGATTTATATCGTACTAATTTAATATCCCGTTTTTTAACAACAGGTGCTATTAAAGAATTTGATACTCCTGATCAAAAAATAGAGAAGGTATTACAGATATATGGTAGAAGTTTTGATGAAACTAAAAAGTTCATTTCGGCATTATCAAACATGAATAATGTTAATTACAATATTAAAAATGATATACCATCTCAGTTGTTAAAGAATTTAGCTATGACATTAGGTTGGGATCCAAATATATCACCAATTACAAATGATCAATTATTGGATTCTGTATTTAGCCCTGGAAGTAATAATTTTAGTGGTTTGTCGGTTGGTATGACACCTGAGGAACTTAACTACCAATATTATAGAAACTTAATTTTAAATTCGGCATACCTTTTTAAATCTAAAGGTACAAGAAAATCTATTGAAATATTATTAAGATTAATTGGAGCTCCAGAAGCTTTAATTGAATTTAATGAATATATCTACATTGCGGATCAAAAAATAAATATTGAGGAGTTTAATGGTCAATACGCTCAATTATCAGGGGGAACATATACTCAACAATTACCTGTTTTAGATACAACGGATATATACTCAATCCATGGACAACAATTTACAGGATTTACAACAACAAGTATTATAAGTGATGTAAATGTTTACCCTGAAGATTATCCAATAGATGATTTTGGTTACCCAATGATGCCAACAACAAGTGATTCTTACTACTTCCAAATTGGAGGTGGTTGGTTTGAATCCACACCACAACATAGGATGCCGGAACAAGTAGATACTACGAATAGTGTATTTACAGGTGCTAACCCTAATTACCAAACAACATTATTACCATTTAACTATGGTGAAGAATATCTACAAAGATATAGAACTTTTCCTTATATGAATTTGGGTTATAAATTACGTAGAATAGTTGATAATAAGAAAAGTTGGACAGATACTCAAACTGGTTTAAGAACTAATTTTGATGGTAACTTCAACGCATATTATCCTGTTAATAGTGATAAATTAGTTATAAATGTTAAGAATGTTGACATATTTATGAATCCGGCTCAAGGTTTGGTTTATGATGTGTGGACTATGTCAAGGCAATATAACTACCCAATACCTAATCAAGGGTTAAACTATGTTGAACCAACACGTTGTAATCCAACACCAAATACTCCATACCCACAAAGGGGTGGAATTGATTGGACGGTAATCAACCCAAAACCAAAAGAAAAAACATTTTTTGAATTTGCACAAACTTTTTGGCATAATACAATTAATGTTAGAAATAGACAATTTATTACCGATGGTAAGACAGGTGGGTACCCAACCCTTCAATCTATCTATTGGAAATACTTAGAATCAGGTCAGGCAATTAATGTCCCTAACGATAATTTTACATATCAAACAATGATTGATTATGTTAATGGTTTGGGTACTTATTGGATAAAATTAATTGAACAAATGGTTCCCGCAACCACAATATGGAATACAGGTACCAAATTAGAAAACTCAATTTTCCATAGACAAAAGTTTGTGTGGAGAAGACAAATGGGTTGTCAACTTGTACCAGTACCGTGTGATCCTTGTTATGCAATTGGTCAGTTATTACCTTATGATTGTCCAATACAATCTGTTGAGTGTCCTATTTATCCTTGGGGGTCTAATCCTAACGTTAATTCATTTGGGGTTGTTTTAGGTGATGTTTTGACTACATATTTAAATGATAATGGTTATGATTTAAATAATGATTGTTTGGTTAACACATTAACATCTGAATGGTATGTTGATGTTAGATTAAATGGAAATCAAATTATAGATTATAAATTCTTTGATGGGTATGGTTATTCTGTTAGTGGAACAAGTTTCCCAACCCAAGTGAATTGGTTAAACGCCCTTTATGACTCATTACCACAAATGATTAATGAAGGTTTAACATTTAGTATTAATGAAACGACAAATGTTGTGACAATTATTAATAATAATTGTATTTCACTTAATAACCAAAATAATTTTGAATTAAATGTGGGAATAAATTTTGATATAATATGTAATCAATAATGGGTGCTATACTTATAAGTCAATTTAATTTAACGGGGGATTGTACAAATGAAGGGTTAGGTGTTGTAACTTTTACTGTGACTGGAGATAGTCCCAATTGGTTAGTGACTGAAACTCCTACTCCCGATGTTAATTTACCAACATCGGCATTAACAATATCTAATAATGTTTATTATTATTCAGGTTTAAGTCCGGGTAGTTATTTTTTACAAGTATACGACTCAACATATAGTAATTATGAGGTTGTAAATTTTTATATATCTTCAGGTACCTGTGTTTCAATTAATACGACAGATACTACTTGTGGTTTTGATAACGGAGGTATAACCGCAACAACAGAATATTATTATGGTGGTGGAGCAGGGGCGACTTTTGCTTTATATGATATTGGTGATAATTTTATTTCAAGTGGAACTTCAATAAGTAATGAATATGTTTTTCCTCCTGTTTCTGGTGGAACTTATTATGTTGTTGCTAATGATGGGGGTGGTTGTACAGGTATAAGTCAATCCTGTATAATTAATGAATCAATACCATTTGATTATGGTTATTATGTTGTAAATGATGGAAGTTGTATAAGTAGTGATGGCAGTGGTAAAATATTTTTAACAGGTTTATCTGATCCAAGTTTATATACGGTTAATTGGTTAACGAGTGTTAATGGGCAAACTGGAACAACGGTAACAGGTTTAACTGCAGGTTTATATAATGTAGAAGTTACAAATAATGATGGTTGTGTTGCAAGTAAAATAATCACAATTACTGGTGTGGAACCATTGGGTATTGGTGGTTTTATGACATATCCACCTGATTGTTTTGTAAATAATGGTGAAATAAATATAATTGTAACAGGTGGAACCGCACCATATTATATTGGATGTTCTAATGGTGATAGTGCGATAATATTTAATAATGAATATACTTTTACAGGTTTATTTTCGGGAACATACAATTTTAACATAATAGATGCCGGAGTATGTAAAGTATCTGGAACAACGTCTATCAATACTTCTAATAGTTTTCAAGTATCAAGTATTAATACCGTAAATTCAACTTGTAATGATAATACAGGATCGGTAAATATTACTTTAATTGGATCAGGATTTTATACATATATTTTAACTAACTCATTAAATGAAGGAGATCAAGTTGGGCCTACTCAAGATATAGTACAAAATTTTGATACATTATCTTCAGGTGATTATAATTTGGTAATAACTGATGGTGTATGTACATATGAAAATACAATTACAATTCGTAATACCGAAAAATTCACAATTTCCGCAATCACACAAAATACTACTTGTGGATTAAATAATGGATCAATACAATTATTGGCAAGTACGGGTGGAACATTACCTTATAGTTATCAGATTACAGGATTTCCGCCTTCATTAACAACTACTTTTAATAATTTAGCACCTGGTAATTATGTAGGTACAGTAACTGATAGTACGGGTTGTTCACAAACTTTAAATATTTATATTAATAATTCTAATGGGGTATTATTTGATTTAATTGTAACTCAACCAACAAGTGGTAATAATGGTCAAATTGATACTATTATATATAACGGAACACCAACATTTACATATGATTGGAGTCCAAACGTTAATGGTCAAACAGGATCAACCGTTACATCATTAAGTGGTGGTACATATAGTTTGGAGTTAACAGATTCAAGTGGATGTACATATGTAAAAACGGTTACTTTAACAGGAACTAATAAAAAATTAAGTTATCAAACATATAACATATGTAATGATAATTTCCAAAATACGGGAATACTTGGTAAACGAGGTATGCAACAAATGTTATCCGAAGGTTTTGCAGATTTAACATATGATGATACTGGATGTGTTATTATTAGTGCTGATTTTATCGCGGATATTACCGTTGATGGTGTAAATACTCAAGAGTCCTTTTATGTTTCATCAGGATTAACGGATTATCCATCTGATTATACTTGGGGTCAAACTCTTATTGGAATTTTAGAAAGTTATGATGGTATCAGTAAAGTTGAAATAGATTATGCGACTAATGAAATAAAAATTTATAATAAATGTGTTGAAATTGATGAATGTCAACCTCAAACTATTTATTATTTATCTGATGCAAATATTGTGATCAATTTGAAATTGGAATATAACATTTCTTGTTATCAATGTATTGTAACACCAACACCAACACCAACACAAACTTTAACACAAACAGTAACGCCAACACAAACTTTAACACCTACGCAAACATTAACGCAAACTTTAACACAAACGGTAACTCCAACACAAACTTTAACATCAACACCAGGGTTATCACCTACGTCTACACCTACGCAAACATTAACACAAACGGTAGTACCAACGACTACACCTACGTTAACGCAAACGGTAACTCAAACATTAGATCCAACTGCAACTCCAACACCTACACCTACATTAACACAAACATTAGCACCAACTGCAACTCCAACACCTACATTAACACAAACGTTAACACAAACATTAGCACCAACTGCAACTCCAACACCTACATTAACACAAACGTTAACGCAAACATTAGCACCAACTGCAACTCCAACACCTACATTAACACAAACGTTAACACAAACATTAGCACCAACTGAGACTCCTACACCTACATTAACACAAACATTAACGCAAACAGTTACAAGAACTTTAACTCCAACTCCAACTAATACTCAGACATTAACACAAACATTAGCGCCAACTGAGACTCCTACACCTACATTAACACAAACGTTAACACAAACATTAGCGCCAACTGAGACTCCTACACCTACATTAACACAAACAGTTACGCAAACATTAGCACCAACTGAGACTCCTACACCTACATTAACACAAACACCTACGCCTACATTATCACCAACGTCTACACCTACGCCTACATTAACACAAACGGTAACACCAACTCCAACACCAGCAACATTTGCTGATTGTATTGAAGGGACTATACCAAAGTATACTAATTACGACTATTACCCATGTTGTTATCCTTACTCAAAAATAATTGGAACAACTGGTGGTTCTCCGGAGACTGTATGTTATAATCCTTTTTCTGCTTCCACAAATGTTACTCCAGTTTCACCTCAAGTAATTTGTAATATACCCCTATTAACTAGTTGTTGTCAAATTCAATTGGGTTACGATTTATCTGACAGTGTTGTGGCTTGTGGGGCGGTACAATCAACATACTATATAAGTACCCCTTGTAAGGCTACTAGTTGTGATTTGAATGGTGCGTTCGCAATCTATACAGATAACTCTTGTACTACATTAGCACCTGACGGATATTATTCGGATGGTATTGACTATGGATCACAATCTGGTGGAGTTTTTGCTTTTGTTGGTCCATGTTAAAAATATAATTAAATATTTGTAATGTCGTAATTTCATTATCAAAACCTTTTTGATATAAAATTCACTTTTATTTATTATATAATATCTTTTAATATATGGAAAATATTCTTTTTGTAACCGCACAACCTGACGTACCTTATTTTCATTGGCAAGTAAAATTATATACTCATAATTTTATTGATAAAGGAATTAAACCTTGTCAGATCCATGTAATTTTTGGATTACAAAAAAAACAACAACCATCAAAAGGAGCATTAGAATTATGTGATTATGGTTACAATGTTCATTTCTACGATGACGACAGAGATAATAAATCTTATATACCAAGTATTAAACCATATTTAATTTACCAATGGTTAAAGGAGTATCCTGAAAATAGTAAATTGTTTTTTCTTCATGATTCTGATATTATATTCAATAGATTACCTGATTTTGATAAATTATTAAATGATAATATTTCTTATTTATCTGACACCATAGGGTATATTGGTTACAACTACATTAAAGATTGTTGTGATAGATATGAGAAACAACACCCATCATCAAACAAAGAACAATTATTTCAAGAAATGGCTGACATAATTGGAATTGATGTTGATCTAATTAAACAAAATCAAGAAAATTCAGGTGGAGGTCAATACCTAATCAAAAATACGGATCCACTATTATGGGCTAAGATTTATGATGATTGTACACCATTATATAACCAAATGTTAGATTATCAAAAAAGATTTCCAATCAACCCTGGTCAAATACAATTTTGGACTGCAGAAATGTGGTCATTATTATGGAATATGTGGAATTCGGGATATAAGACAAAAATCACAAATGAATTTGATTTTTCTTGGGCAACTGACGATATTAATATTTATAATGAAAAACCAATATTACATATGGCAGGTGTGACTGACCAATTAAAAACTACAAAATTTTATAAGGGAGATTTCATAAACAGGAATCCAATTGAGGATTTAAGGAATGATAGTAGTTACTTCAATTATGTGGATAAAAATAGTTCCACAATTAAATATATTGAAGTAATGGAGTCATTTTTAGAAAAAAATAAATAACTGATTATTTATTAGTAATGGGAACTCAACCGATAATAGTAAAACCTGTAAATGAATGTGCAATAATAACGTTATTTCCAATGACGGCTATATGTAATAGTATTAATCCAAGTACACCACAATCTTACGATGGATCAGTTAGTGTTTTGGTTAGTGGTGGTACTCCACCATATAATATTACTTGGGAAGAAGGTGGATCTGGACCAACAAAGTCTAATATTGGTGTTGGTAATTATCACGCAACCATAGTTGATTTTTATGGTGATTTTACTGCAAATACAATATGTAGTTTAACTGCGGAAACAACCACAACCACAACTTCCACTTCAACAACTACTTTACCTGTTTATAGTGGTTTATGTATGTATTTTACAAATACACATGGACCTAACTCGGAGACACATCAATTTTTATTTAATGGGTATTTAAATGGACAACCTACTTGGAAATCTGATGATAATTTATATGATATATATTGGAGTACAGGAACAACAAATCAATGGTTAGTTGATGGATGGAGTAATGGTATTATTTATAATTCAAATACATCCACACCTCCATTAACAGGATGGCAATTCTTAGGTGGAAGTTATTCTGCGTCATATGTAATTACTGTATTGGAAGGGGTTTGTGTGAGTAATCCTATGATTAATATGTCAATAAGTAAACAAGCACCAACTTGTGTTAATAATGGTAGTATTATTATAACTGCAAATGGTGGAACACCGGCATACCAATATTCAATTAATGGAGGAACTACGTATCAATCAAGTCCGGTATTTAGTAATTTAGGTAGTGGTATTTATAGTGTTATGGCTAAAGATTCAAATAATATAACCACAACACAAAGTGTTACATTAACATCAGCATCTGTTATTAACACTTATCAAATTCAATTACTTTTAACTGGTCCTAATTCTTTTAATATTCTAGTAACACCTACATTACCTAGTGGTACGTTTATTACTTTTAATTTAACACATAATAGTACATTTAAATTAGCTCCTTCACCAACTGTGGCAACATATAATAATTTAGTTACGGTTATTGTTAATGGGACTCCAATAACAACACCATCACCTATCTTAACTACAAGTACAACGTTTAATCCTTGTGATTCAGGATCAATTTACACAAAGATTAATGTAACTAATTGGAATACAATAACATTTAATTCGTCAACTACAATAAGTGGTACTTTTACAAATACTATAAACCCAATAACACCTTTAGTTAATTGTTATAATGTTAGTGGTCAAAGTAAAATATTAATTAATAATGCTAAGTTGAATAAATGTGAATGTTGTAATCTTATAGTTAAAAATCCATCATATAATAAATAAAAATTAACTAATAAACTATTTATTGATTAAATGAGTTATATATTAAAAAATACATCAGGGTTAGTTAACACTAGGATTACTGATACCGGAAGGTTAAAATTATCACAAGGTAATTTTAACATATCTTATTTCCAAATTGGAGATAGTGAAGTGTCATATAATGAATTACCAAACACTTATAATCAATCAAATAGTGTTGTTTTAGAACCAAGTTTTAATAGTCAAAATAATGCTGGATCTCCTGAATCAAACAAACAAAATATTAAATACCCATATTATGTTGATGACAATAATAGTAATACTTATGGTATACCATTTATGGATTCTGTTATTGAACCTGTTTATAATAGAGCCCCACTAAGAGGATTTTTTACAGGTAATACAACTGCATCAACAATTAATTATAGTGCATTTACAGGATCAAAATATGTTGTCACATCCAATTATATTGTTGATATGTCAACATTAGATGGTTCAAATCAAATAACAATTATTCAAGATATATGCGACCCAACAAATACCAGTAAACCTGGTGTTGGAGATTTTATTACAATATATTATGATGGTTTAGCAAAATACGATTGTTCTTGTGTTAATTTACCGACACCGACACCAACGGCAACAATAGGTACTACACCAACATTAACTAATACTCCCACTGCGTCAAATACTAATCTTGACCCGTGTGCGTCACCAACACCAACACCAACTCCATCGGCAACACCTTGTTTGACACCATCAAATAAACCCGTTTGTCCTATACCACCTGACCCTTCATGTGTTAAACCTGTTCATTCATGTTTTCCAATATTAACATATCGGATTATTGATATATGTGAGAATAATGTGACTTTGGATAGACCAACACCTAATTATATTGGGTTAAGTACATATTGTTTTGGTAGAGTATTGGTATATCCACCAAATATGACAACAATATACGATAGTATCACACCTCGTCCACATTGGTCAGATGATGTTATTAATTTTGAGTCAATTTGTGATATTGATCAGTTTGATGTGAAAGTATGGAATATGAATATTCCTTGGACGGAAAGTCCTGCGGGGTTAAGATCTACTGAATATGAAGATTATACTTATTTTGGTTCTATTGATTATATTGGTAGTAAAGAATATTTTGGATACAATTCTACATCAGGACAAACTGATACAAGTTATGTGTATTATTATAACTCATTTGATGAAATTGTTCAGGTTAAACCTGAGGAACAGAAGGCAATTGCAATTATACATTATACAAATCAAACTATAGATTTCTTCTATGGTGAGAAATTTGCGTTAGAACCTTATAATAACTCAAACCCTGAAGATACAACAGGACAAGCAAGAAACTTTAAATTACATATGCCTACATTAATGTGGCATAAAAATCCTGAGTGTTGTTATGGTCAAACATTTTGGGTTGATCCTCCGGGATTTGAAGAAAAAGGTTTATTCCAAGTTCAATATATTAAGTCAACTAAGAATACTGATATGAATCAACCTGGTATTCGTTATTATCACTTGTGGGACACTAATGCAAATGCGGATGGATTACCAAGTAGAGTTGGTAAAGTATTCCCTGATAGTAAATTAATTATTATTGATGATGAGGAAATTATTGCGGCGTTATCATACAAGTCAAATAGAAACTGGACATTACCGGCACCACAGGTGTCTTTAATAACTCCTAATACTTGTGGTTTAACTACCTCAACAACTGAAGGTATTTTAACAGGTAGTAGTGAAACTATGTTTGTTACTTATAGATTAAGTAATCCTTATAATTTTACTAATTCATTACATTCTAATTATTATTCTAAAATAATGGGTAATAATAATGATTGTAATCCTGACACATCTAAAAATGTAGCAGTTAGATTTGGTGCTGAGTTTAAATGTTTAACACAACCTGGATATAATCCTGTTACAACTACAACAACTTATTCTCCATTAACAACTACTACAACTTATTTACCATTAACGACTACTACGACAACACATTGTCCAACTACTTGTGATACACCTAATGGATTCTTTGCGACTAACTTCCAAGTAATTGCACAAAAAGTGGTAACAGGACAAAGACCTGATCCATCTAAATGGAAAGTTATTGACTACACTAGTTCGTTATCGGCAACAACAATAAATGGGTATATAACTGAAGATGGTTTAACTGGAACAACATTTGTTATTACACCTGATCTTTATAATAATTCACCATATTATAATCTTAATAATTTTATTCCATTAACACCACTTGGTACTACCACACCTAATCTTAATTTTGGTGATGAGTACTATTTCTATGGGTCTTTTGAAAGTGATATACAGGCAACAATTTATGAGATGAGGTATAAAGTAAATTTAAGTTTCGCTGAATTCCAAACCACAACAAATCCTACATGGAAAAAAGGATCTAATTCTTATGTCACTGAGATTGCGTTACTTGATAGTAATAAAGATGTTATGGTTGTTTCTAAGATGCAATCACCGGTATTAAGACAAGGTATACAACAGTTTGTGGTTAAGTTAGATTTGTAAAAAACTTTAGTTTTAACATCTTACTATTATATTATAATAAAACAATCTTTTATGAGGACACCAATGAAAAATTCACCTAAAGTATTGGGATTAGACATCTCAACTAAAACAATAGGGTGGGCACTCTTTGATATTAAAACACAAGATTTATTAGAATTAACTCACGTATCTCCAAGACCTAAAAATAAAGATACTGAGGAAAATAAGATGTTAGAATTAATATTAAAATCTGAAGTATTCAAAACTAAATTAGAGGATTATAAAAAATTAGGGATTGTAAGTGTTATTATTGAAGAACCATTATTAAACTCTAATAATGTTTATACAATCCAAACTTTATTAAGATTTAATACGTTAATATGTAAAACAATTTATGATGTGTTAGGTATTGTTCCTGAATTTATATCAACTTATAACTCAAGAAAATTTGCATTCCCCGAATTAGTTCAAGAAAATGATAAAAAGAAACACGTTTTATTTGGAGGACTTCCTAAGGACATTGATAAGAAAATGATCATATGGGAGTTGGTTGCAAAAAAAGAACCTCAGATCCAATGGCAATATACAAGAAACAATACTTTGAAGAAAGAAAACTTTGACCAAACAGATGCTTATGCTTGTGTGTTAGGTTATATGAGAAGTAAAGAAATTTGGAATTAATATCGTTTAATTTACCGATAATTTAGAATATCGTCTTTTCGGACGATATTTTTTTTTATTTATAAATTTTAATTAGTTGCACAATACCCACCAACTACTACAGTGATTATAACAAAACTTGATGTTGATGTTGGTACGGAACTTGAACACGTTTTATTATACTTTTGAGAATTAATAGTTTGTATTATTGGTAAACCTGTGCCACAGTCGGTATATGTATATGTTAAAGGTTGAATAAAAGTGTTATTTATTAAGTATTGTATACAAGCAGGACGTGTTAATGTAGGTGTTGGTGTTGGCGTACCTGTTGGTGTTGGTGTTGGTGTTTGAGTGTTTACAATTAAACATTGTGAACAATACCCTTCAGATTCAGGACCTAAAATATTTGTTAAAACTATAGTACTAACACCACCAATATCACTTACAAATCCATCATACACAACACAAGTAGATATACCATTAATAAATGATTCATATACATATCCTTTATCTGGTGTATTACCTAAAGGATCTAAAACAACATCTGTTGTGTAATATAAGAACCCTGTATTACATTCTTTAAAACGTTTACTACCATTACATATAATATAATCGTCAAACGTGTTAAACACGACTGACCCATCAAAATTACAATTATATTGTGGTGATGGGGTTGGAGTTGCAATCATTTTACCACTTGTTGCGGTAGGTGTCGGTGTTAATACATTTGCAGTTACCGATATTCCTTTACCACCACAAATTTCAGTTGCGGTAGGTGTTTGGGTTGGTGTAGGTGTTGGAGTTCCAGTTACGGTTGCCGTCGGGGTTAAAGGTAACTCACAATCAAACGCAGCTTCAAAAGATATTGGTTGACAATATTGTGTTGGTGTTGGAGTTGGAGTAGGACAAGATCCATTAGTGAAAAAATCATCACATAAATCAGGACAATCAGTATTACAAGGTGATGGACCAAATAAATAACAATCACCATCTAATGAGTCTGACAAACACCAACGATTGCTATCTGATGAAAAATAAATAACTAAACCATTTGTTTGACCAAGCCAAAAAAGTTGTTCATTCCATGTACCACCACTAATATATGTATCATCATAAGCAATGTCACCTGTTGAAATACAATAAGATTCATAAGGACATATAATTGGTGGTTCGGGGCAAATATCGCAAAAATTATATTTAACACAGGTATTATCACAAGAATTATAAATATAACCTGATGAGCAAGTGTAACCTGAAGTTGAATATACACCAGCATTAGATTGTACTAAAGTTGCTTGGGTTTTACCCGACGATGTAAATAAAATATTAAGATCCGAATATAATGTTGCGGAATTTAATTCGGGTAATGTGTTATCATAAATTTCACAACCAAAACCACCATATGAATCATCATTTCGGCCATATAATTCAATAATGTGGTTACCTGAATTCAAAGTTAACGGGTAAATATTCCATCTTTTATATGTCTTACCCGCGGAGTCCCAATATGTTGATAAACTAGAGTCAACAATTGTGGTACCATCAATTTTTAATTTAAAATCATTATCACCACCAATACCTATATAATATGTTTTTGTTTCTTCTATATCAATACATTGACTGAAACCAAGCCATACATCATATGGAGGTGCGACAGTTGGATAACTAACAGTCCATACACCACATCTATTTAATGGGCCACCAGTGGTATTAAATAAGGGATTATCCCATAAAGTATTTGAAGGTAATAGTACATAATCACCACCACCTGGGTTCGTAAAACCTAAAATACTATAACCTGGATTATAAACAAATGACCCATATACACTATATTGTGAATACCCTATATCAACAAAAGATATTGGTGTTAAAGGAGCGGTTGCGGAAACAACCTCCAATGAATAACACTGAGTTTCACTATAAGCCGAATAACTTGGGCCGCATTCTATACAACTACCTGTACAAATTGTTGTTGGGGTAGGTGTTGGAGTAGGTGTTGATGTTAATACAGGTGTTGATATTGTTGCCGTTGGTGTTAGTGTTGGTGTTAGTGTTGGTGTCGGTGTTGGAGTACTTGTTTCTCTTGATGATGATGTTGTTGGTGTTGGTGTTGTTGTTAGTGTTGGGGTTGGGGTATTAGTTAAACAAGGATCAATATCGTCTATTCCTCCTTTAATATGATCAAGGTGGTAAAGATTAGTGCCGTTAGAATACCATGATAAATCAGTTGCCTGAGTTGAACAACCAGGGTTTGTATATAACATTTGTCCAATACTTAAACTATTACCATAAAGGGTAAGAGTAAATGGTCCTGAACACAACCCTGTTGGAGATGCGTTTCCAACTGTAAACGTTCCTAAATTAACACACATTATAAATTAATATTTTCTATTATCACACAATCATTATCATCAATCACTTTAACCACAAAACTTGTAAATGAGGAAAAAATTGATGGAATCATAAAAGAATACGGTAAATTACCACTATTGATAGTTGATACATAAATACAAGTTGTGTATCCTGTATCACATACGTAAACATCATAAGGTGATATTCCGGTAATAGAAGTGATTGTAATGTTTGTATCCATATATTTTTATTCTATTGTATAAATATAGTGGGAATGAAAAACTTGTGAAGTTGATTAACCGAATTAATTTACCTATATTACTAAAGATGGAAGAAAATGATGCGATTGTTGAATTATTGGAGGACCTTTTAGGTGACCACGGACTGCACTACCCCAATAAGGGTCAGATATCTTTCAATTGCCCTGTCTGTGATGATGATAGAAATAAACATAATTTAGAAATAAATTACGTAAACAATGTTTATAAATGTTGGTCTTGTGGTGATGTGGATGGTACTCACGGATCTTTGGGAAAACTTTTTGATAAGTACGGAAACAAGAAATTAAAGAAACTATATAATGTCTTAAAACCTGAGACGGTACAACCAAGACAAAAAAGAACAAAAAAATTAACACTTCCTGAAGGGTTCACGTTATTTACGGAGTCAAGTCCGGTATACCCAGTAAGAAGACAAGCATATAATTATTTAAAAAGTAGGGGAATAACAGATGAAATCATTAAGAAATATAATATTGGCTTTTGTGATCGTGGTAGTCATACAGGTCGCATTGTCGTCCCATCATATAATAGTGAAGGAGAATTAAATTATTATGTTGCTCGTAGTTGGGACACAAAAAGTAAATTTAAATATAAAAACCCTGAGGCAGAGAAAGATATAATAATCTTCAATGAAAGATTGATTGATTGGGATAAAGACATCTATTTGGTTGAAGGTGTATTTGACGGATTCTTCTTGGATAATTCAATTCCGATGTTAGGTAAACATATGTCGGAAATTCTATTTGAAAAAATATATATGAAATCTAAGGGAGACGTTATTATTGCTTTAGACGGTGATGCTTGGGATAATGCAATTAAACTATATCGTGAACTTAATGGTGGTGAGTTATATGAACGAATTAAGATTGTTCATTTACCTATGGACCAAGATGTATGTGATTTAAGAGGGAATATAAACGAATACTTCGTAAAATTAAAAGATTAATGGATTTAAAAAAAATATCTGAAGAGATCAGAGAAATCATATCAGAAAAACAAAAAGAGTTTCAATTAACATTTGAGGAAGATACTCACAAATATACTATGTTAGATATAACTGGTAAATTAAGAGATGATTTCCCGTCTGTTTCTAAATTGATGAAATATTTCTATACGGAATTTGATTCTGAAGGAATTTCATTTAGGAAAGCGAATGGTGATCCTTATGAACAACAACGATTATTGGAAGAATGGGCGGCTGCTGGAACATACTCAACAAACATGGGTTCTCGTGTTCACTTCTTATTAGAGAAACATACATTAGAAGAATTTGGTATTGGTAAAGAAGTGAGACAACCAATTTATGAATGTGATGCAGAACAGATTGTAAAAGGTGATACTATGGTTGTTGCTGGCAAACAATACATTGATTTACTTAAAGAACGTAATTGTATATTACTTGATACGGAGATGGTTTTAGGTCACCCTGAATTGGGATATACAGGACAACCAGATAAGGTATGGTTAATTATTGGTACAAATGGTGATCTTGGTATTTTGATTACGGATTGGAAAACAAACAAACCTAAAAACTTTGAAAAGAATAAGTTTACAAAACCAATGAAGAAACCATTTGAAGATTTACCTGATAATGCTCTTGGTCACTACAACACACAATTACCATTTTATGGTAAACTATTATTAAAGATGTTGGAAGGAACAAAATATGAGAATATCAAACTGATGGGTTGTATTGTTGTGTTATTAACGGAAGAAAGAGAATTTGTTGAACATAGAGTCGCAAAAAAAACTATTAATACAATTCTTGAAATGGATATGAAAAAGTATTTGACAAAATAAATAAATTAAACTATATTATAGTATGGAAATGACAATTACACCAATTTGGTACACCAACACTAGTTGGGACACTGAAAAAATTAAAATAAACGTTAAATATATAATAAAATGAGTGATGATAACATCATAAGACCTAAGATTAATCTTAGGGAACAACCAACTATCGTTTGTGAGGAGTGTGGTTCAAGATTCTTCAAAGAAGTAACTATGTTGAAGAAAGTGCCTAAATTGTTAACAGGAAGTCCGGAAGATACAATCGTACCTTTTCCAACTTATATGTGTAATAGTTGTGGATTCGTAAATGAAGAATTCTTAATTTTTGAATAGTGGAAATCGGTAAAATGACATTAAATGAAGCTTATCCTCACCTTAAAAGTGTGGCATTGGCTTATGGTCTAAACTTAAATAGAGTTAAAGAATTTAGGTTTGCAAGAATTATTTTAGTAAACCTATATAATAGAGAATTAGTATGACACATAAAGAATTTTACATTTGGTTAGAAGGTTACTTGTATGGTAAACTTGAAAATAAACACATAGAAATTACTCCTATTGTAGAAAAAATGGGTCAAGTAAAAGATAATGAATTTAAAAGTAATATGTTACCTTTTCAAAATATACCTATTCCAGTAAATCCATTTAAATCAGAAGATGATTTGGGATATCCACCAAAAATAGTAATGTAATTATGATTGAAGATATTAAAGTTATACACCTTAAGAGTAACGCACAACAACTTGAAACATGGATTGCCATGTTAAATGGTGAAATTATAGGTCACATATATATGGAACGAGAAGAAAGTAATAAAATAAAATTTTTAGATGCTTGGGTGCACGAAGAACATAGACTAAAAGGTGTTTTTAGAATGTTGTGGGATACTAGATGGGAATATGTTAAAACCCGTTATAGTGGATTTACTGTATATGCTTGGTGTAAACCAGGTTCATTACCATTATTAATTGAAAAAGGATTCACTGAAGGTGAGACATCAACTTATGTTGAAAAAACAATAACATAAATAAATTAAAACTATGAAAAACTTATTAACCATCATTGTTAGTACATCAATTCTTATTGGTATATTTGCGCCCATTATTAATAATAGAGCGAATAACAAATTCAGTGGAGTAATAAAAGATAAAGAAAAAATAATTGACAGTCTTAAAAAAAATCCTCATGTAGATACTCTATGGTTATCATTACCTGAAGATTCCATCAAGGTTGAAATAGGAAAACAATTAAAAAAAATACAATCCCAAAGGGATAAAAATAAAGCGTTGAAAGAATATATAATTTTCTTAGAAAATGAAAACCAATTTTTAGGTAGTGTTCTTGCAGAGAAAGAGTTAGAAGACGGTATTGAATAACAAATAAAGTATTAAAAATTAAAACCTATGAAATCAAGTATAATATTAGCCATCCTTCTGTTTTTTATTACATTCACATCTGTATCTCAGATAATAGGAACAACATATAAACTTAATAATATAGAAATTGCACAATTTGATTTACCCACAGAGGTAACATGGTATAATGCTAAAAGAGAGTGTAACGAATTGGGTAAAGATTGGAGATTACCAACTAAAGAGGAATTAGACGAAATGTATAACAATAAGGATCTTATAGGTAATTTTGTTAACACTAATTATTGGAGTTCTACAGAGTATAATTCTAATTATGTTTGGATGGAGGTGTTTACACACAGGTCTATTGCGATAACATTAAAAGAAGGACATATTAATGCTAGAGCAGTTAAAACAATTAAATAATATGATATATAAATTAAGATACAAATTATTAAAATATATTTTAAGAAAACTTAGATAACCAAAATTTTTTTTGTGTATTGAAGATATAAAAATAAAACAATATAAATAATGAAAAGATACCCCGCATTATTCATTAAATGGTTATCTAACCGTTTTGGATACAAAATAGGAATGATTAAAATTGATGGTAATAGGAAAAATGATAGAGGAAAATCTTTCATACCTCACACAATAATTGAGGGTGATTTAGAGATATTGAGATATTTGGATATCTCAGGATACCTCTTTAAAAAAGAACCATTTAATAGAAGTAAAAATGATTAAAACTTTAGTACACTTTTCTGATTTACATATCAGATTATATAAAGATCACGACTTATACCGATCAATATTGGAAACGGCAATTGAACAATGGAAAGAATTGTCTCCTGACCGTATTATATTTACGGGTGATTTAGTTCATTCTAAAAACCAAATGACACCTGAACTTATTGAATTTGTTGCTTGGATTTTAACTGAATGTTCATCAATTGCTAAAACAATTATTATACCAGGTAACCACGACTTTTTGGTAAATAATACCGAAAGATTGGACGCACTTACACCTATCATTAACTCTTTAAATAATCATAATATTGTATACTACAGAGATAGAGGTGTGTATGAGGATGATAACATTAGTTGGTGTGTATATTCACAATACCAAGGAAATATTCCTCCTGATATTATTGAAGGTAAGGGTAGAAAAATTGGGTTATTTCACGGACCTATTTCAGGTTTAAAAACAGATCTTGGATTTGAGTTTGGTGAAGAGGCGTATGATATTGAAAAGTTTGATGGGTTGGAAACCGTATTATGTGGTGATATTCATAAACGAGCTGAGTTCCAAATTAAAGGAGGTAAAGGTTATATGATTGGATCAACCATTCAAAACAACATTGGCGAAAGTATAGGTAGACATGGATATGGTATATATGATGTTGAAACAAAGGAGTATAATTATACTGATTTACCTAATCCAAAACCATTTTTAAAGTTCTCCATTAAATCATTTGAAGATATTGAGAATGGAACAGAAAGACTCCAAAATATTTAATAAAGAAACTCTCAGCAGCGTTGAGAGTTTTTGTGAACTCAATAATATTGAGGATAAGGAAGATTTCATCTACCTTTGTTTCAAACAAGGTTTTGACATTAAGAAGTTTGGTCTTTTGGGAGAAACACTTAATGAAGGTGAAAAACACTTAAAAACGGGTGGGATTGAAGAAAAACGGGTGGAAATTGAGGTAATACGAGAAATACGGGTGGAAGTACCAGTTGAGAAGATAGTTGAACGAATTGTTAATGTAACTGATGATACTAAAATAAATGAACTGTTGTTAAAAATACAACAGTTGGAAAATGTCACAGAAGATGTCACAGAAATAGAATGTATTTGTGACAAAAATATTGAAAATGAACTTGGCGAAAAAATTGCCAAGTTGGAAGAGGAAATGTCTAAAAAGGATGAAGAATTAGACGAACTTAGACGTAATTTAGACATTCCTGTAACAAATAATAAGTTAAATATGTTACAAGATACTTTACAGAATTTAAGAAATGACTTATCATTGAAGAACGATAAAATAAATGAATTAGAAAAAATAAACCAGGAACTACAAAGAACGGCAAATTTACAAAACGCCATTTATATGAAAGGTTCCAATTTAAATAGTAGAATATGATACAATTAGTAATGTTTATGATCGCGGCATATGGAATGACGACGATCTTAGTGTATGGATCCATTTTCAATGGATTAAGAGATAAAATTAAAATTGCAGGTGGAGATAAAGGTTATTTTTTAACTAGACCTACATTTAAATTCATATCAGATTTGATATCTTGTATATTATGTACGGGTACTTGGGTTGGATTTGTCTTATCCTTATTTTATTTTTCACCGGCTCATGAATTTATTGGACTTAATAAGTTTTTATCCGTATTTTTTGATGGAATGTTGTCCGCAGGTGCGGTATGGGCAATCAATAGTATAATTGAATGGTTTGAAGAAAATAGACCAAGTAATAAATAAAAACAAATATAAAAAATGGGAAAAAAGGACAAAGAACACAGAGCAAAAGTTGCAAAAAGAAACAAACGTATAAACCAAGAAAAATCAGGAATGCAAAAAGCTTTTGATAAATTAATGGAAGAACAAATTCAAAAATTAAAAACCGATGAAGGTTTAAATGTAGGTTTATCTGGTAGTACAATGCCATTTGAAATTTTTGATAAAGATCAATTAGATTCAATTGTGGACTTTAAATCAAAACACCCCGAATTAATCATGGGTAATGACGAGGAATTAACAGAAGAATTCCCACTTAACATTGAAGGAGATGATATTCCTTTAGGTGTTGATACAACAGAAGAAGAACAAAAATAATGAATGGACTTGTTCAACCCACCAAGATTATTTAATTACAATATAATGATAAAAGATTTAGACTTTTCAAAGTACGAAAATCCTACAATACAAGTTGTATGGGAAGACCTACAAGAAAATTTCACACAAGATAAGATTAAGAGTGTTAAACATTATTTCCAAAAGAAATATAACACTACCAATGTGAATGTATTAACCAAGGTTAAAAACGTTGAGACAGATACAATGCAAAGTATTGATGTGTCTGTTAATGTAACTGATGTTAATTATCAACTTGATCTATTAAAGAAATTTTTAGAGTCTAAAGGGTATACTGACTATACTGAAGATATTTTAGGTATCAACAGAATGGTTGAGAACCGAATGAAAGAGGATGAAACTGAAACAACACAATTCAAAAAGTGGTATATCAGAAACATTGAGTTTTCAAACTTCTTATCATATGGTGAGAATCAAAGAATGGATTTTGATAAATGCAACGGGGTTGTCGTTGTTGAATCAGATCCACCTAACTTTGGTGGGAAGACCGTTCTTTCTGTGGATTTGTTGTTGTTCTTATTCTTTAATGAGACAACAAAGACTACAAAGGCTGAAGAAATCTTTAACCGATTTACCGATAAAGACTCGGTAGTTGTTAAAGGTGAAGTTACAATTGATGGGGAAGATTATATTATCCTTAGAAAGATTGAAAGAAAACTTTCTAAAAAAGGAGAATGGAATGTGAAAACAGAATTGGACTTCTTCAAAAAAATGACCGATGGTAGTTTATTAAATTTCACGGGGGAACAAAGAAGGGAAACTGAGGCGTTCATTAAAAATTCCATTGGAACCAAAGAAGATTTCTTAATGACCATACTTACAACCGCAACCAATCTTGAGGAGTTATTGGAGTCAAAACCAACCGCAAGAGGACAGGTGTTGTCAAGATTTATGGGACTTGAGTTTTTAAAACGGAAAGAGGAAGTTGGTAAAGAGATTTATTCTGAATTTAATAAATCAAAGATGTCTAACATTTATAATTCGGAAGAATTAAAAGGTGATAACGGATCTTTAACAACAAAAATCGGTGAATTAAATGATCAAATTGATTTAATCAAATTGGAACTTAACGATATTGATGATAAAATCGTTAAGGGAAAAGAATATCGTGATGATATGTTGAAGAAGAAACACGGAGACATTGATAAGGAAATCAGTTTGATGAACCCGGTTAAGACTCAAGAAGAAATCAATGGTTTTGAAATAGAAAAGACAACGTTCCAACAAAATTTAGGTGAACTTAAAGTTGTTGAACCAAAAGAATTTTATCATGAGGATGATCACGATAAAATTAAAGAGGAATACAATGACGTGTTCAAATCTAAAATTGAACTTGAGACACAGATAAGAGAAATTGAGAAATTGAAGAGTTCTGTGAGTGATGGTATTAAATGTGAACATTGTGGAATTGAGTTAATGAATGCATCAATAACCCAACAAAAAATTGCCGAACTTGATGGTTATATCGTGCATAAAGACCAAAAAGATGGGTTAATGCAGGTTTTAACAGGCAAAGAACAAGCTTTTGTTCAGTTAAAGAAAGACTTTGATGAGTATGAGAAAAACAAACTTATCAAAGAGAAATACGAATTAAGTATTGAAAGTTGTGATTTAAAGATTGGAGTTTTAAAAGGTAAGTTGGATCGTTGGGGTGATGTTCAGGATAAGATTAAAGAGAACACACAGATTGATTCAATGTTGATTAAGGCGGATTTAAGGTTGGATGAACTTGATCATCTTAAAAGACAAAAAAACACAAACATTACAAACAATGAATACCAAATCAAAACTTGTAATGAAAATATTGAAAACAATGAAAAGTTAATTGTTAAGATCAAAGAGGAAGAGGAGAAGGAAAGAATATACAAAATCTATATGGAAGCCTTTGGTAAAAATGGATTATCAAAAATCATTATGAAAACAATGATGCCTTTGATTAACTCTGAATTACAAAGATTGATGGAAGATAGTTGTTACTTTAAATTATTGATTAATATAAATGACAAAAATGATGTTGAATTCTTAATGATTGATAATAGTACTGGTATTGAAAAATTAATGGTTTCAGGATCAGGATATGAAAGAACAATTGCATCATTAGCATTACGATCGGTACTTAGTAAGGTATGTACTTTACCTAAACCAAACATCGTAGTTTTTGATGAGGTATTTGGGAAAATATCAAATGATAACCTTGAAATGGTATCTGAGTTTTTCCAAAAAATTAAAGAATATTTTGATAAAGTTTTCCTTATTAGTCATAACCCAATGATTAGTCAATGGTCGGATACTATCGTTAAAATCAAAAAAGAAAATAATATATCAAAAGTTTTGTAGTTAATTAGATTTTATTTGTATATTTGTAAAACAATTTAAAACACACATATGAATTACTTACTTTTTGTATACCACAATGAAGATATGAAAAACCCCGATGAGACAACTGCAAACATTGGGGCTGAGTTATCAAAGATTATGTCATCAAACCAAGTTAAGTTTATGTTTGGTGATAAACATTCAATTTTCCACTTTGCAAGTGATTTCTCCGTTGATGAGATTGATGACTTCTTATGTTTAGTGTCTGTAGAATTTGAAAACTTTAATTATTTTCTAACACAAAAGACTAAAAATGTAGCATCTAACTTTGATGAAGACAACTTATTACATTTACTTACGTTAAGAAATACCAATAAGAAAAAACAAACTCCACCTAAAAGTTTTGAATTTAAAATGGATTTTGGTAGTAATGAGGAGTTTGCTCGTATGTCAGAAACCATTATGGGTTTTGCACCTAAAAAAGTATGTACATTAACAATTGACGAACTTTTAGATAAGATAAACGATCAGGGGATCAATTCATTGACTGAAGAAGAAAAAAACAAATTAGACGAATATTCAAAAACAATTAATTAAACATATGAAAGACAAAAATTTAGGGATTCCGATTAACCAAGAAGAGATTCAACATTATCTAAAAGATATTCGTAGAATTAAAGTAATGACACCTGACAGAGAAAAAGAACTGGCGGTTAAGATGAAGGCTGATGATACTCCTAAACGTGAAAGGGAAAAAATTGAATCCGAGTTATTAGTTGGTAATTTACGTTTTGTAATTACGGTGGCCAAACAATATCAGAATCAAGGTTTGGATTTATCTGATCTAATTGCTGAAGGTAATTTGGGTTTGATGAAAGCGATTAAAAACTTTGATTGGCATAAAGATCTACGTTTTATATCATACGCAGTTTGGTGGGTTAAACAATCTATCATCCAGTCGTTGAATGATAACGCAAGAACGATCAGACTTCCAGTTAATGTTGTTCAGGACCTACATAAGGCTAAGAAAGAAATTGCGATTACAGGTAAAGAATTAGAATTAAAGTTTTCATCATTACCGTCTATGATTGATTTGGATATGACAATCAATGATGAAGGTGACACATTGGTTGATATGATTGCTAATCCTAACGCACTTGCTCCTGATGCGGGATTCAACACTAAAGATATGTTAAAGAACAAATTAATATCTTTATTAAATGTGTTAGATGAAAGAGAAAAAGTGATAATTGAGGATTATTTTGGATTAAGTGGAACACCAAGAACACTTGAAGACATTGGTGGAGATTTTGGTTTAACTAAAGAACGAGTTAGACAGATTAAGGAAAGAGCCCTTAGAAGATTGAGAAATGAAAGTTCAGAACTATTTGATTACTTATAAAAAAAATAAAAAAACATGGGAAGTGTAATTGATTATATTGAATGTCCAAATTGTAAACAAGAAGCGTTTAGCGATTTCTATTACAAAACAGGTGAAGATTATATAAATTGTGGTAGTTGTGGGTACCATTATGCTCAAACATTAAAAAGAGATGAGGATGGAAAATTTGTAACCGAAGATGGTACTGATAATTATAACTTTGATAATCTTATTATGGAAGTTTCGGAACTTAAAAATCCATTTGGTTCGTATCGTTTAAAAGTTTATCAGTCACCGGCAACTCAAGTTGGGTCATTTGAAACTGAGGAACAATATAATGAGTTTAAGTTACAAATTGAAGGGGATGTTGAAATTGAATTCTGTTCTGTGTCAAGATTTGTTGATGGTGAAATCAAAGTTGAAATGATAATTGATAATGGACCTAAGGTTGATTCTGCTGGATTTACAATTGAGGATCGTTAATTTAAAAAAGATTTGGCAGATTGAAATAAAATACTTATATTTGTAAGACAAACGAAAAGGGTTGAACCGAGATTACCCTTACAACTCGGCGGAATGAGACACGATGTTCTCTGGGTGAAAATCCTCAATCTTACTCGTGATGTAAGATGAAATTACACTCCCCCATTGGTACCAGTGGGGGTTTATTTTGCGGTAATAACTAGTTGACCTCTACCGACATAAAAATCAGACTTCCGCATAACGGTTTTAATAATAAGATTAAATTCGTAAGGATTAACTTCTTGTATTAGAATTGGAATATTAAGAAGGTTTGATTCATCTTTAATTACAAACTCAACACCATCATATAATTCACCAATGACAATATATTGTACGATATCATCCTTTACCTTATCTACTGATTTTAAGATATCATAATCTCTAATTGCATCACCACCTTCTGAAAAATGTCTTGTTTTTCTCGTTTCCGCATGGGACTTCATTCCAGGTACATTTCCACGTTGGTATCTTAAATTCATGGTAACAGTAAGGTTTGCTTTGATCTCAGCAATCTTCTTTTCTAAGATTAAAATTTTACGTATTGATTCTCTAAGTAATGACATAATTATATAAATACCTTATATTGATATTTATAAATACAAAACAATTACTATGAAAGAAAAATTTTTACCTTGGTTTTTATTATTTTGTGCTCTTGGTCTATCAGGAACTGCCGCTTATTATAGTGTGGTAGGATTATCAGTGGTATTTGTTGGTGTTGCGTTACCTGTAATCATTATGGGATCTTTTCTTGAGGTATCTAAGATTGCAATTGCCACATACTTACACGACAAGTGGAAAGAAACATACGGAGTCTTAAAGATATACCTTACAATCGCTCTAATAACTTTATCTCTTATTACTTCACTTGGTATCTATGGTTTATTGAGTACTGGGTTTCAGGGGAATATTGCAAAACTTGAGATTAATCAAAAAAAGATTGCAAATGTTGAAGTAAAGAAAACAAGATTTATTGAAATAAAAAACGAACAACAGAAAGAGAAAGATGTATTAGATAAGGACATTTCAAAGTTAAGAGATGGATTATCTACCAATACCACAACACAATCTGTAGATAGAAAAACAGGTCAACTTATTACAAAGGCAAATAATGCTAACCGTAAATCATTTGAGGATCAATTAAAACTTACCACAGAAAATAGAGATAAGGTATCCACTCGTATTGATGGTATGAATGATAGTATAACTAAATTAGATATTGAAATACTTAATATGGAATCTGCTGAGTTGGAAGGTAGTGAGTTAGGATCTATTAAATACATTAGTGAGATTTCAGGTTGGGATATTAAACAAGTTGCAAACCTTTTCATTTTACTTTTAATTTTTGTATTTGATCCATTAGCAATTACATTAGTTATTGCGACTAACCAAGCATTTAAAAAAAATAAAAAAGAAAGTAGTACCATACATGATACCATACATGATACCATACATGATGAGGTTGAAGTTCCTGAAAGTTACTTTCATAATTATACCCCCCAAGTCACCCCCCAAGTCACCCCCCAAGTCACCCCCCAAGTTACCCCCCAAGTTGAACCAATTGTAGTTGAAAAAATTGTTGAAGTTATTAAGGAAGTGGAGAAGATTGTTGAGGTCATTAAGGAAGTAGAAAAAATTGTTGAAGTACCTGTAATAGTACATAGAGATCCATTAAATATTATTGAGGTAAATACTTGGGAACCAACATTTGCTGATAATATGTCTGAGGAAACTGAATATGATATGATTAGTAATGGAACGGGTGGTGAGTCAACAACTACCACAACAACTGATGATGGTATTAAAAGATTAGTTTATAAAAAGAACGATGAATGATGAAAACGTTATAAAATTCGGAGACTTCAATTATGAAGGTGAGGAAAAAAATAAAAGTCAAATTATTTTATCACACACTTCAAGGGTTGCAACAGATTATATAAATGCGTTAAAATATAGGTACGGTAAGAAATACAATAAAGTTCCTAATTATATAATCACTCGTGATGGTAAGATAATAGAACTATTGGAACCAAAAAAATACTCCAAATATATAAATGATGAGAACATATCCAAGAAATCAATAACGGTTTCTTTGGAAAATTTAGGTTGGTTAGAAAAAGAACCATTAAAAAATAGATACATTAACTGGATTGGTAATATTTATAATGGAAAGGCTTTTGAACGTAAGTGGAGAGATTATTTTTTATGGCAACCTTATACTGAAGTTCAAATTGATAGTACCATACTAATATGTAAAAAACTAATGGAAGATTTTAACATTAGTAAAAAATGTGTAGGTCACAACACCAAAGTAAATGGTGTGAATCAATTTGATGGTATTGTTACCAGAAGCAATTACACCACAGATGTTACGGATCTAAGTCCGGCATTTGATTTTGATTATTTTAAAAAAAATATAGAAGATGAATAGACACGATGAAATAAAAAATTTAATAGAGGCATCTAAAAAATTATTAAATAAAAATTTAATTACTGAGGATATTAACCGTATCAGAAAAAATCACGGATTAATATTGGAACAAGGTGAGCAAGGACCAACCGAAGATCAACCTAAAAACTATGAGACCGCAGAAGATGGGATGGGAGATAAAGAAGAAAATACGGATGTTGTAAAAACTGACAAGTCAAAGGGTTATAGAATATCTGGTGGTATTATTGTTATTCATGGTAAAGATAAATCTGACTTACAATTAACTACTGACGATAAGAAGGCGTTCCAAGAAACTATGGATGATTTTGTTACTGAGGTATCTGAAATTGTAGACTTTAATAAATTAAATCTATACTCAAACAATGTTGAGTGGTCAGGTAAGATTACTGAATTGGATGTTGAGTTTTTCTATTCAATCGGGGAAACAAATGGTATATACATAAACGGTACAATGACTAAGATTGATGACGATTATTTAGAATTCTTAAATAAGTTGAAACAATACTATGAGAAATTCAAATCTAAGTGGTCTAAAGTAATTGCATCAAGAAAGAAAACTCCTGAGTCATGAAAAAGTTTTTAAATGATAATTTCAAGTACATTTTAATTGTTGTTGGTGCGGTGGTATTATACGTATTACTATTGGATCTAATGAAACCATCAAATGGTATGACTAAAGAAGATCTAAAGAAAATAGAACAAATAGATAAAGACATTAATTTGTTGATTGAAAGTCAAAAGAAATTAGACGAATCAATTAATGAGTATAAAAAACAAATTGAGAAAATTGATTCAACAATATCTAACATCAAAGTTAAAAAGGAAGTAGTAAATAATTACTACGAACAAAAAGGGAAAGAGATTAAAGATGCTAATGTTAAACAAGTTGATAGTTTATTAAGATCAAGATATAAATTTTAAGTATGAAAAATATAATATCAGTATTATTTCTTTTGGTGTCGTTGACATCATTTAGTCAAATCAAAAAAGTTGACACAACTGAAATATGTTTACCTTATAGTGTTGGTAAACAAATTATGTTGGATCTAAATAGATTAGATTCCACAACGGCAATCCTTAAATTAACTGAGACTGAAGTTATTGAATTAAATAAAAAAATAGATGCTCAACAAGGAATTATTGGGAATTTAGAAGATAAAGTTAAGATAGGTGATACAATAGTTCAAAAAACTAATGAGAAATTTGATATCGTTGATAAAATAAATAAAGATTTAGTTACCGATAACAAAAAATTAAGAAGAAAGAATGTAATTATAGAAATAGTCTCAGGTATTTTAATTGGGGCATTAACCTATCAAGTAGTAACACAATAATGGCATTAACACAAACAGATAAAAAAGAAATTGAAACTTTAATTAGAAAAGAAATGAAAGATTTCTTGGGATCTACTACTGCCAAACAATTTGAAGATAAATTAATTGAAAAAGTCTCTAAAGACATGAAAAGAGGTAAACTAGAAGGTGATATTAAAGATATCGTTGTGAAATCATTCAGAGAATTTTTTACAATGATGTTCCATCAAAGAAGTTTCTGGGAATCTAAATTTAGAAGTTCATAATGGATGAGATAACTGCAAAAATTAGAGATATGATATCTAGTCAGACTTCGGGTAATCCTGAAGCGAGAACAAATGCTTTAAAAGGTCTTAAAAATGTTAAAGAAAATGATGAGGGGGAAAAAAGAAATGCTCCACAAGATTATTTAAAAGATCCAAATGGGTTAAAGTTAGTTTTTGAATTAGCAAAACAAAAAAAAACTAATAAGGCAACAATAAGAAGAGAGATAAAGAAATTGTTAAAAAATCCTGAAGAGATTAATGATTTTTTAAATTCAATACTTTCATTCGTTAAATCTAAAAAAAGTAACGATAAAGAAGAAACAAAAGAAATGACAGGGTCAGGTAGTGCGGGTGGTTATTCGGCTCCATTATTTGGTCGTGAAATGAAAGAAAGTGTTTGTAAGATTTGTGGTATGAAAAACTGCAAATGTCAGGACAAAAAACATGGTAATACACCAAGAAGAGAAACAAAAGAGGCCACAGGATCGGCATCATCGGGTCAATACTCAGGACCCTCGGTATGGGCAAAATCAACCAACAAAAAAGATTGGGGAACAAAACGTAAAACACAAATACCTGGAGGTAAGTTTGTTCAAGTTAAGAAAAAGTGTAAAAAGTTTCCTTATTGTAATCAGGGGGATATTAACGCACTTAGAATCTTTGAAAACGAGACTCTTTCAAAAGTAATAAACGATTTATCAGATAGATACCAAATTCATGAAGATTTCATAAAAGAAATAATCTTCAATGAGATGTCAAAAAGGAATTTAATGTGATATTTATTAAATAAAAATAACTATGAACAATTATTTAAAAAATAAAATTCAAAAACTTATCAACGAAACTTTAGAAGATAAGGCAAATGAAGTTATGGAAAAATTAAAATTTAACAAACCTGGTAGCTCTTTTGACTACGTTGAAGAAGCTGAATGCTCAGAATGTGGTGGAATGGTTAGAGAAGGTGAATGTTCAGAATGTGGATATATGTCCGAAGGTGACTCACAAGAATGTAATGAATGTGGTGGTGAAATGAGAGAAGGTGAATGTTCTGAATGTGGATCCAAAGGTGGTGAAATGATGGAAGATGACGAAATGGATTTTAAAACTCCTATGAGAGATGCTATTAGATCACATAAAGGTAAATTTAGAACTCCTATGAGAGATGCTATTAGATCTAATAAAGGTAGATTTAAAACTCCTATGAGAGATGCTATGGCTATGAGATCTCGTAAAGACAGACATAATGATGTTGAAGATGACATGAACGAAGTTGAGTTGGATGAAAAATTATACGGAAACCAAAAAAGAATTGATAAAAACCATAATGGAAGATTAGATTCGCAGGACTTCAAAATGTTAAGAAAAGACAAAAAAGAAGATGTAAATGAAAATGTGTTTTATGAATTAACAACTGCAGTAAATGGTAAAAGAGAAAAACTTTTATTTAATGAAAGTCAGTTTGAAGAAATGATTGAAAATATTGTTTTAAAAGAAGAAGGAAAATTCAATAAAGGTAAGACACCGGCTGGGTATGCTGAATATGAAAGATCTATTAAAACGTCAAAAAAAAATGAAGAAGGTTATATGAAAGATTTAACCAAAAAAATGAAAGATTATTTGAAAGACGGATCTAAAGGCAAATATGAAATGTCACCAAAACATTTTCCAAAAGGAAATGGTGAATTAGAAGAAATGTCTAAAAAAGCTTATGTTGCTTCAGGTGCAATTGAAGATTATATTGATAACTTCACTGCCGCTGGTTTGGAAAACTTAGATTATGATGAAATCCATCCTGATGAAGATTGGGTAACTGACAACGTTGTTGGGTCTTCAAGAACGGGTAATAATCCTGAATGGGCAAACGCAGTTGAGACACCAAATAACGAGAAGAGAAATAAGATTAGAAAAGATAATATGTTGGCTAAACTTAAGCGTAAGGCTTACAATAAAGCGCCTCAACCAGTTGTAACTGATAAGTCAAGTGGCGGTAAGGCTGATAGTATTATGACTAAGTTAGAATCTATTGATGAAAAGAAAAAACAAAAAATCAATGAGGATTTTACACGTATTATGGATTTAATGTCTTATAAGAAAAACACCCAATAATTTACAATTACATAGTTAGGTATTATCATTGTCCATAGGTATTATAATCTATGGACAATTTTTTTAACTACATATCAAAACAATTAAAACAGGAAGATATTGAGATTTGGTTTAGCATCAACAATATCATTCCTGAGAAGATGGAATTATATTATGATTTCTCTATATCTATACATAAATTAATTTTAGAGACTTATCTTGGTGATGACGATGGTTTTAATGAAACCAAAGTATTGATGACCGAAGAGGATAAGAATAAACACTTTGATTGGTGTTGGGATAAAACAATAGATAGTTTTAATTTAGAAAACATAACATTCAACAAAAAGGGTGAACATTATGATCACTTCCAATCATTTTTTTCTGAAATATATTATAACCAAGTTGATAAAAAAATTAAAGATTCTATTAATGTTTTCTTTAGAGATGTGTTTGATTTAGAAAAACCATTTACCCAATCTGATTTAGATATGATACTTAATATTTACAGGAGTTTGGATAAAAATTTGGTACTATAGTATTTACTAAGGTAAGTTAGTTAGGTATAATTAAATTACATAAACAATAAAATACATTTAAAAAATGGAAACGTTAGAACAAATTAAAACACTAGTTGAACTATTAAGTGCTGACACGACTAAGTTTTTTGCAGGAAATAAAAGTGCAGGAACAAGAGCAAGAAAAACATCTCAAGAATTAAAAGCATTATTGCAAACATTAAGAGGTGAAATCTTAGATTCTAAGAAAAATGACTAATATTGATACTTTATATCTTTTTATATTCATTTTTTCAGCTCTGTCAGTTTTTAGAGTTGTTGTAAAATTTATATTTTCCCTATTACAAACTTTACCTGAAAGATTGGTGATGAGTAATAGGGAAATATTATTCCAAGGTATTTCATTGTCTTATGTTATAACTTACACAATACAAAATTTTTTATGAGTTTTTTTACTGAATTTAATACTTTATCACCATACTTACAATCCGTAAGAAAGTTGAAAACATATCTTTCATTTGACATACATTTTCCTAACACATGGAAAATACCAAAAAAGTTTGTTGATGAAGAAACGTTATTAGAAAATGAATCTACTGAAACAGGTAAAAGATTCTTTTCATTTGTTAGTACCTTTAATGAAGAAGAGGTTGAAAAGATTTTTAACAATCTCAGAAACATTATTAAATATAATAAAGAAAGAGAGGAAAAGGATAAACTGTTCCAAACCAAAGTTAATGAGTTAAAATCTATTTTTGAAAAACAAAATTTAGATAATCTACAAGCATTAAAATTTGAAATTTCCGATGATCAAAAAATTGAATTAGAAGATGGAGAAGAAAATACAAACCCAGTTAGAAACTCAAATTGAGTGGTTAAATAATGAATTGGAAAAAGATAAGATTGAAGTTGAAAGAAATAAAAGTAAATTTATCAATCAAATCAAACAATTAAAGAAAGAAGACATTGTAAAAGTCAATGTTGAGAAAATGACATTATGGAAGAGAATAAAGAAAGTATTGTTGGGATAATGGAAAAATTGGCAATGATTACAGATGCCACCCAATCTTTATTTCCCGATGGTAAAACGGCAATAGTGTTTGAATTACCGGAAGTTGATTTTAAAGAAGTCCAAAAAAACTTTAGAGAAATTGATAGTAACTATACTAAATTTAAAATTGATCTTTCTGGTGTTGAGGTAATATTCATCTTAGAAAATTCATATGAAGAAGAAAAACCTATTGAAGAACCTGTTGTGGTTAAAAAAGAAAGTTGGATTAAAAGAGCAATAAAAAGTTATTTAAAATAACTACCTTTTGTATGTTGTATATGTTCTATACAACTTTGATTTAGGGATTCCCCCTTTTTCTAAAATATCATAAATGTATTTCTTTTGTGACTTACTTGAGTCAGGAACCAATATACAATCCATTCTATTTTTATCCTGTAGAAATTTACCTAATACGTCAAGGAACCTACCAGATTCATTAACAGACTTCAAAGAGAAACAATTAAACTTATCGTCATTTTGAACCACAATCTTATTGTTAATTTTAGATACAAGTTTCAACCCATCTTTAGGTAGATAGGTTTTAACAAACTTATCAAATGAAATTTTAGATGAGGTTTGTATATCGTAAATTAATTCCTCCATTAATAATTCAGAAACAGAAAGTATTGTATAATCACTATTATCCAAGTCCACTTTTATTTGGCGACCTAGTTCATCCTTAATGAAGTATGAATCAAAATTCTTAGAGTTCTTTTCAAGTAAACCAATTTCAAATGAACAGGATTTCCCGTTTTCAAATAAGGTGTTGAATCTAATGTCTTTATTACCTACTATTTTACCATCGTAGAACTTTTTAGCGTTCTCGTAAGTCTTAAACGACTTTATTATTTTTTTTCTTTCTTTATTTTTGAATAGTACGATTAAATAGTTCATAATATTGATCACTCTTTAATTAAGTATATTAATTTTTTTTTATAAATGAATAAT